CCAGTACAAAGATTTAAAAAAGCAAGTGAAGCACAAGTTTATTCAGACAGTAGGAGATTTATTTAATGTCATTAATTAGTGTCGGTAAAAAGATAGGTGATTTAGATATACGTTTAGGTATACCACCATCAAAATCACAGTTTAGTGTTAATGATACAAACAAACGTTTTGATTATAATAACAAAACAACAAATAGAGATTCTATATTTAACAGATTTAGATCAGGTATTACACAATCTGGTGGATTTGCTAGACCAACACAGTTTCTAGTTACAGTAGATGGCCCTAAAGGCAGTGCATTAGGAAATGTTGGCATTTATAATGACACTCAATCATTAGATCAAGTTGCTCGATTACATAAAAGTGCTAAACTATCTGATGCCATTAAAACAAATTTACAATTAAGAATGGATTTATTTTGCTCAAATGTTAGTATACCTGATAAAACAATAACTGATGATGTCAATGAACAGTATTATGGACCTAAAAGAGCAATGGCAAAAAATGTACAATATGGTGATGTAACATTAGAATTTTACACTAGTGTTAATTATGAAGAAAGATTATTTTTTGAAGCATGGCAAAACTCTATAATTGATCCTATCAGTCACAACGTAGGATATTATGATGACTATGCCACACCATGTATGATTACAATTACACCATTAACAAAAACATTTACAGCTGCATTGGCAAACTTTGAACCATCAGGTGATCCAGGCAGAGATAGACAAGAGTTAAGAAAAAGTTTAGGTGATCAATCTGGATTTTCATCATATCAAGTACAAATGTATGAGGTGTGGCCTAAAACAATTGCTGCTACACCATTAAGTTATGATGCTACAAATCAATTTGTAAAAACAAGTGTCACATTTACATATAGAAATTATGCTACAACAGCATGGAACTTTCTAGCAAAAAATAATACTGAAGAATTTAAAACGCTTGACAGAATGGAATATAGAACAAATACTACAAACATACAAGGTAGTTTTTTAGATAATTTACCATTTGGTATTGGTAACGAAATAGGTAGAGCTGGTCGTCAAGTTTATGAAACAATTAAAAAGAATATACCGATAGGTAGAGTAACGGGTGGTAGTGTATTCCCAAAAGGTCTTCCAGACCCTAAAATTATACGAAACATATTTTATTAATAATATAAGGAGTGAAAATGAGTATACCATTAATGAAAGTGCCTGAATATGATTTAACATTATCAAATAATGTAAAAATAAAGTACAGGCCGTTCTTAGTAAAAGAACAAAAACTATTGTTACTTTCAAATGAAAATCAAAATGAAAGTGAAATGGTTAATATCTTAATTGATATTGTACAAGCGTGTGTAAAAGGTGATATAGATGTTAAGAAACTGCCTGTATATGATTTTGAATGGTTGTGGTTAAACATAAGATCAAAATCTATTGGTGAGGTTGTGAATTTGAAATTAAAATGTCCAGATGATGAAACACAAGTTGTTGATTATGAATTAAAAATAGAAGATGTAAAACCTGATTTAAATAAAAAGATTAATACTAAAATTGAATTTACAAAAGATTACGGTGTAATGATGAGAATACCTACAATCAAAGAAGTTGCAAACAAAAGAACAATTTTAGATATGTCAATTAATTTAATGAGAGATTGCATTGATCAAATATATCAAGGTGAAGAATTATTTGAAGCAAAAGAAATTGAAAAGGAAGAGTTGAATGAGTTTTTAGATAATCTTACAATGACACAATTTAAAAAGATAAAAGATTATTTTGATACTTTGCCAATTATATCACATACGATAAAATATAAAAACCCTAAGTCGGGTGTTGAACACAATTTGTTATTACAAGGTGCAACTGATTTTTTTCAGTTACCCTCTTACATGAGAGCCTAGAGAGTTATTTTAGAACAAATTTTGCTTTAATGCAATATCATAAATATTCTCTATCAGACCTTGAAGGAATGATACCATGGGAGAGGGACATATATGTTGAACTATTAATGCAACATATAAAAGAAGAAAACGAAAAGTTAAGAGAGAAACAAAGAGGAAGAACATGATAGAAGTAGGAAAAAATATAATAGTTAACATATGGGTATTTTTAAGAGATGAAGTACCTCAGTTTATGTCAAACTGGAGATTAATACCAAGAGTATTCATGTTGTTATATGGATATGCTTTCTATATGACAATGCAATGGTTTATGGCATTACCTGAACCAAACAATGCACAGGCAGGTTTTGTATCTGTAGTTGTTGGTGCTGGTGCAGCTTGGTTTGGTTTATATGTAAATGGTAAACCTAGTAAAATAGAAACAAAGAAATAATAAATGCAATCAAAAGTCTTTAAAAAAGCAAATCCTGAAAACTTTAATAAGATTCTTAAAAGACAAAAAGAAGAAGAGTCTGATCCTAAGTTTGCTATATCTGATGCCTTGCAAGAATATCAATCACAGTTAGAGAAATCTGCTGGGTATCAGAATCAAAGTAAATTAAATGATGCTAAAATAAGAACAGATATAGTAAACTATGTGATAAACTACGGTCCTGGTGATTTAGAAGGATTAAAAGGAATGGAGTTTGATGACGCAAAGACTTTACAAAAGACTATTGAAAAAGAAATAGGTGAATATGAAGGATTAAATAAAAAAGGCATTATTAGTGATGAGGAACTTATATTCATAAAAGAAACTGTAGGTAGAACAAATGAACAACTAAAAAAAGTTTTAGGACTAACCACAAAATTATCATTATCATTTAGAGATTTCAAAAAAGAATTAAAACCTTTAAAATTAGCACAAAGAATAGGTCTTACAAATATACCAATCATTGGTAAAAGAATTGAAAGGGCGATTGAGTCTGATGAACAGGCAGAGAGTAAAGCATTATCTTTGAAAAGAAGATTAAGAACAAAAGAGGCTAAAGAGCAATTTAAAACTGGTGGACAAAGTACCGTACAAACACAATCAGAGCAAAGAGAAGAATTAGCAAAAGAGGCCACATCATCACTATTTACAGAAGCACCATCAATAAGTGCAAGAAGTGTATCAAAAGAAAATTTAGTAGAAGAAGAACGAGAATCTGATAAACAATTTGAAACATCATCAGGTTTGTTAGAAAAGATATTAATTGAATCTGAATTAACAAACGAATTATTAGGTGGTAAAAAACGTGGAGAGAGTGATGAGGGAGTTGGTTTTTTAGAAAAAGTTTTGGGCATAAAAATTCTTAAAGATATGTTTACAAAACCAGGGTTTGTACCAAACGCTGGTAAAGTAGCAACAGCATTGACAGGATTAACAGCAACAGGATTAGGCATAACTGTATTGTTTGGAGGTGCAGTAGGAACAGCAATAGGTAAACTTGTTAAATACTTTTTTGGTTCAAGGGACGACAATCCAAATGAAAGAGAGATAGAAAAACAAGAAAGTGCATTTGGATATAATGATGAAACAAATTTGGACTATGGATCACTTGATGAACCTAAAAAAGAAGCAATTATAAAAGATGAGTACACCAAATACAAAGGTGAATTAGGTGATATGTCATTTGAGCAATTTAGAGATGCTAGAAAGAATATTGGCATAGGAAAATATATAGAAGGAAGTAATCGGGCAGATAAAGGTAATGCGGAATCAATGAAAAACATTGATAAGATAAAACTTTACAATGAAGACCCTAATAAATTTAGTACAATGTATCCAAAGAAATCATTTTTTCAAAAAACATCCGATGTTTTGTTTAGTGGTACAACTGAAGATTTAGAAAAAATGTATTCAGGCCAATCAGCTGCAATGGGACTAATGGATACTAACTTTATACCTTTACAAAAAAATGAAAAGGTAAATGAAATGAAAGTGAACGAACTAGAAAAATTAGAAATTCAAAATGGTGCAGGCACAAATCTTATCAATAATAGCGTTGTTACTTCTGACAATTCTACCACTATGACTAATGACATGAACACATCTATAGGAACAACAAACGCAGATAAAACAGTTGAGAAGTTTGCAAACTACTCATAAATATTAATATGGCAAAACCTTTTAAATTTATAACAAATATAGTAAACGGATTAATTAAAAAACAATCCTCTGGACTAACAGGTGGTACTGTAGCAAATTTTAATACTATTGCTAGTAAAAAGGGAATTGTAAATTACAATCCAACAAACGCTGATTATTCATCTCCTCATAGAGTAGAAAGTAATAACTTTTACGTGTACCCTATAGACAAACAAGATCAGGAACATTATATTTTATTTGATATAATTGAAAGGCAGGCTGGAGATGCAACACCTAAAATTGGTGGTAATAGACAAGCAACTAAAAGAGCAGATAACCTTGATCAAGTTGTATATGGTGCAAATAGATTTTTTACTGAAGGTGTTGTTAAAGATGGTGGTTTTGATATAACAGGAAGTGCATCATCAAAAAGAGTGATAAAGGATACTATAGCAATTTATATGCCTCAAACAATAAAATTTCAATATGCAGCTGGTTATGGTGCAGCTGAAGTTGGAGTTGGATTTGCAGCATTTGAAGCATTAAAAAAATCAATAGATGGTGGTAATTTTTCAGAAAACTTTAAAGGTTTAGGACAACAATCAATTAATTTAATAAGAGATGGGTTTGCTTTTTTATCAGCGGGTGTAGGTGCAGGATTGGGCGCAGCCGCACAAAGAAAAACAGGTTTAAGTGTAGCAGCAATGCAAGAAATGATTTTTGAAGGTATAGATTATAGAACATTTAGTTTTACATTTAAATTTACACCAAGAAGTAGAAAAGAATCTGATGTTGTAAATAACATTTTACACACAATCAAAGAGTCTATGTTACCTGAAAAATTTGGTGGTGGTAAATCAATTGCTGCTTATAAAGTACCACATGAATTTGTAATAAGATTTATGAAAGGTGCACACATTAACGCATTTTTAGATCCAATAGGATTATGTGCTTGTACTGGCGTTGATATAGATTATGGGTCTGATAAGTTTTCAACTCATGCGGCTGGTGATCCAGTGTCAATTGACGCTACGTTAACATTTAAAGAATTAGAACTTGTAGAAAGAACAAGATATAACGAATTACGAGATAGTGCTCGAGGTGGCGGTATGATACCAGATAGAGGTAGAAATAGATAATGCCTTCTTATTTTAATCAATTTCCTAAAATATACTATGATGCTGTTGGTGACGGTAATTATAAATTAGTTACAAATTTGTTAAGACGAGTACAAGTTAAAGAAGGATTAAAAGAAAGTGGTGCATTATTTGATTTATACGATATAGAAGGTGAAGACACACCTGAGTCAGTTGCTGAACGATTTTATGGTGATCAGCAATACTATTGGATAATATTATTGTTTAACAATATTAAAGACCGATATTATGATTGGCCGTTGAGTCAAACACAATTTGAAACCTATGTAAACGACAAATATGACAATGTAAATGCTATTCATCATTATGAAATAGTACAAGAAAGTGGTTCAACAACATCTTTTGATGATTCTCATAAAATACAAGTAAACAGCACAACACCAGGTGCAACAGCAGTTACTAATTATGATTATGAGATGAAATTACAACACAAAAAAGGAAGAATTAAATTAGTTAAACCTGAATTTATAGAATTAATTGTTGAAGAATTTAAAGCATTGATCGGAGGATAGTATGTCACAAAGTGAGCCAAAGTATGGTGACTTGTTTAATAGATACCCAGGTGATTTTCGTGCATCGGATATAGTTTTATATAGTTACGGCGGTGCAGCGTTAGACATATCAGGCCTTAGTGCTGTCATTAATATTTACCAAGATTTAGATTCACCTTTTATATCAGGCAACATATTGTTTTTTGATAATGCAGCCGTGTCTAGTAGATTGCCTATTATTGGTAATGAGTTTTTAGAATTTAAAATGAGAAACCCAATAGATGGTGGTGGCGATGAAGAAATTAATGCTACTAATCATAGATTTCAAGTTTACGAAAAAAAATCAGTCACAACGACACAAAACACACAAGCAGTTGCCTTATCATTTACATCAATCGAGTCAATACGTAATGAACGATTAAGAGTATCTAAATCACTTTCAGGTTCATATGCTGAAATGGTTAATACACTTGTAAAAGATGATAAAGAATTAATTAATTCTAAAAAAGATTTGTTTATTGATCCAACATTGGGCAATTACACATATACGTTTCCAAATGTAAGACCTATTGAAGGCGTACAAATGATAAAATATCTTTCCGAACCTATAAATTTTAAAACACCACATTATCATTTTTTTGAAAACAATCGAGGTTTTCATTTTAGAACATTAGAAAGTTTGTATAGAGAAAGTAGTGATAGTGCTAACAACAGAAAATTTGTTGCCTTTATAGATTTATTATCAGCATTTAATCGTAACTTTGGAACACCTGATACAGAAACAGAATCGCCTGTTACAAAGGCTTATTCATTTAAATTTAATAATTCATACAACACATTACTTAACACAAGAGGTGGTTTGTTTGGTAGTACAATGTACTCACACGATTTAATTGATAAGAAATTTACAAAGACTAAATTATCATACACAAGTTATTATGAGCAAGCACTTCACATAGACGCACCATCTGGTGCTGGTAATAGGTATCAAGGTATAATGCCACCAGGTCCTGCTGACTTTGATGATGATTATACCGTAAATGATAAGTCATATGGATCAAAAAACAAAGATCAAATTGACCGACTAAACAAATCAAAATTAACTAAATCATCTAACGCAGATAATCGTAGATATATGGATGACTATTACAGCCGTGTATTTGTATCACCTGCTACAAGATGGAATCATATACGAAATAGTGAAGGTAATGCCAATGATCCTAGATTAGAACAAAAACAAGGTCTATCAGAAGCATCACGTGATTACTTCTCAATGGACATAGACATACCTGGTAACTTTACACTTAACGTAGGTGATCTGGTATGGTGTGAAGTGCCATCATACAATGCCGCTGAATCGACAAATGATCATAGGGTAATGCGAAATGATGTAATTGATCAACTATTAACAGGTCGTTATCTAATTAAATCACTTCATCATCAAGTAGATTTATTATCACAAAAACATGTTACAGCCATTACCGTAGTAAGAAATGTATTTGCAAGTGATTTACCAAATGCTGATACATTTAAAGAAAATGCACACTTTAGAAGTCAACCTGTAGATGTCATAGGTTCAGGTATTGATATTGCAACACTTAAACCGTTTAATATACACAAAGACCTTAAAATACCGTCACCACAGATAAGTACCGTAGAAGACGTTGCTAAAGCACTTAATGTAGATTTGAGTAGTACAGACTTAAATGTCAAGGATGCCGCTAATAAGGCGGTTAATAACGTGCTAAACAGTACATCCAATAGGGTATTACAAAACAAATATCTTGCAAATATCAATAGTGCCATATTAACAAGAAAATCAGTAGTAGAGAAGATTGCAGAAAAGGCCAAGTTAATCTTTGGCGGTCTTAAATTACCTACAACATCTAATCCAATGGGTAGAGATAGGGTGTTAAACAATAACTTTGTAACTAAAGCAATAGTTAACTTTAAAAACTCAAGTTTTGGCAAGGGTGTTTCAAGTTTCTTTAATAGGTTTAGATAATGATACAAACATTGAGCATCCTCAAAGTTTATTGCGAGTTTAGAAAAAAATTTCCATATAAGGGTATGGCCACATGAGAGGACATGAATAGAATAGACCTACAAACAATGTAAGAAAGAAACTATATCAATCTTACAAAGGACCAAAGACAATTTGAACAATATGAAAGAATATATCACAAAAGAAGCAATGAATATAAGAGGTTCTATCAATAGGCCTCTAATTAGTGCTACGCACCGCGGCTCGTACGCAGATTGTTTAAATACGGATAAATATAGGGAGGTGACCGCTTTAAATACGGTCATTTATGGGAAAAAAATAAAATGATTACAGACTTTATGGGCAAAGACGGTTTCATCTGGTTCGCAGGTGTTGTGGAAGATCGTAAAGATCCTCTTAAACTTGGCCGTGTTCGAGTACGTTGTTTAGGTTATCACACAGAAAACAAAGAACAACTGCCTACTACAGACTTGCCTTGGGCACATCCTTTACTCCCTATTACTTCATCTGGCGTATCTGGTATTGGCCAGACTCCTCTTGGCCTTGTCGAAGGGTCATGGGTGATTGGTTTCTTTAGAGATGCAGATACAAAACAAGACGCAGTAATCCTTGGTGCATTGCCAGGCAAACCTACTACATCAGGTGCAATTAATGCCGCAGAAGGATTAGGTTTCTCAGATCCAAATGGTATATACCCTAGAGCGCAGACTGAAGGTAGTACAGATGCTCAACATGATGTTAATAGATTAGCACGGAATGACGCAGATGATTCTTCTATTACACTTGAAGCAAGAAAGGCCTTACGTGCCGCAAATTATACAAACATACCCACGGCCACAATACAGGCCGTATTTGATACTGCTTCTGAAGGTGATATATGGTCCTTACCTGAAAACACTTACGCCGCAGAATATCCTTACAATCATGTATATGAAACAGAAAGCGGCCATCTATTTGAATTTGATGATACACCAGACAAAGAACGTATATTGCTTTATCATCACAGTGGTACAGAAACAGAAATCACGGCCGCAGGTACACGAAATACAATTAACAAAGATTCAACCTATACGATAACCGAAAAGAACAATAAGGTCTACATTAAGGGAGACTCTGATGTCACATTAGGTGGCCGTCATAAAGTCATTATTAACGCAGACGGCCAAACAGGTAACAACTATGATATACAGATTGGTCCTAATGCAAATGTCAATATACAAGTAGAAGGTGGTAACGTCAATGTATCTGCCTTTACATCACAAAACGGTCCTCAAACAGTAGGTGGTGATATTAATCTATTTGCAGGTAAAGACATTACTATGGCCGCTACAGGCCAGTTAACCATTAGTGCCAATAAAATCATAGAATCATCACAGACAACGACCACAAGAAGTGCTCAACAAGAGTATCACACATACGGTAACCCAATTGACCATAATTAGGCGAAGACTAACTTAAACACTATTAAAACTGGCTGGGCTTTCTAATCTATAAAAGTAGTAAGTAACATATGAATATATCGAAGCGGCAAACTCAAGGCAAAACCTTAGCCTCATATACAGGAATTTTTTTCGTGCTATTTTTTGTGCTATTAGTCGGATGTGTCAAAGTGTCGGTATCTTGTAAAGTAGATAATGTAGAGAAAATCGCATCCGCGGTCGAAGACTGTAAAGAACAACCTAACATGGCTATCTCTAAGGAGTTCTAATCTTATACATAGTTATGTTGAGTCCCAGAGGAAAGTGCTAGAGCTAGTATGATTACAATTACAGAAACAGCAAAGTGGCGTCTATTTCAAGTTAAACTGAAAAACAAATCTCGTTACATACGTTTAGATGTAAAGGGAGGTGGGTGTGCAGGTTTTAATTATGAATGGTCTTTTACAGATAATAAGGAAGACAATGATATGTTATTAGAAAACGTTTTATTAATATCAAAGGATTTAGAGTTTTACTTATTAGGTACAGAATTAGATTATATTGATGAGGCCTTTAAAAGCGAGTTTGTAATTACGAATCCAAATAGTAAGTCTAGTTGTGGCTGTGGTGAGTCGTTTTCTATATAAACGCAAAAAATTTTTCGCAAAACTTCGAGTAACTTGAGTGATAACTTGTGCGGATTTCTTATAAATATAGTAAAGAGATAGATTATAAATATAGTAAAGAGAGAGATTTATGCCAGGTATAATAAGAGTAGGTTCAGAACCAGCAATTACAGCAGAGAGTGCTTCTATCTATTCAAAAGATGCCGATAGTGGAAGTGGTGTTACAAACTATGCATTGTATTCAGAGCAATTTGATCAAAGTGGAACATGGTTAGATGCTGGTGTAGGTGCACCTGCAGCTGGTGTTGTAACAGCAAATGATGGGACTGATCCAAATGGTAACACAACAGCAGATCGTATTTCTGGTGGTCGTATTCAACAAGCTTATATGAGCTACACAAGTGGAAATGATTATACGTTTTCATTATATGTAAAAGGAACAAGTGGTCAAACGGTTGGACTAGGTTATTATAATAATTCAGGTGATATAACAACCATAAGTTATACACTTGATGGAACTTGGCAACGATTTAGTCATACCTTTACAGCAACAGCAACAAATCTTAATTCAGGTGGAGCTCGTATTGTTATATCAGGCAATGGAGACAAATCACAAACAGCAACAAACTTTTTAGTTTGGGGTGCTCAACTTGAACAAGCATCATCAGCAAGTAATTTATATGTGCAAACCACATCATCATCAGCTACAGGTTATGAACAAAAAGCAGCGATGTATGTAAAAGATGAATCTGGTAATGAAACAAAAATCTCTCCTCACAATGCAAATGGTGAATGGGAATATTTGTCAGTAAATAAATTGACTGGAAAAACTGTAAGAGTTAATATGGAAGAAATGATAAAAGACATAGAACAACTTACAGGAAAAACCTATCTCTATAATAAATAATACTATTAATAATTTTATATTTTTTTACTTCCGAACATTGTTGAATTAACCCACAAGAGGACTTACACTTATGCCTAAACAGCCTAAGAAGATTACACTTACGTCTTTAAAGAAAAAGGCACCTAAAATACCTAATCATACTTGTGTCAGTATAGATAATGTAATCAGTAAATTAGAAAAGTTAGTTGAACGTAAAAAGACGTTAGATAAAAAATCGTTAAAAGACTTAACCAAACGATTAGAAAAATTAAGAACGGCCAATGAAGACCTACGAGAAGGTGGTATCTATTGGTACGAAAAATTAAAACTGTTATTAAAAAATAGATAGGAGGTTTCCTATGAATTACTACGTTACAGGAACACTTATTATATTATTAGTTGCGTTTGCATTAATTGTTGGACCTTATCCATATTAAACTTTTGTTACAGTCGGTTTCCTATTGTTAAATACTATTGAGCATATTATTGCTCGTATCTCTAAAGTAAAACATAGGAAACCTAAATGAGAAAATTATTATTAGTTTTTATAATGAGTTTGATGACAACTATATCATATGCAAGGGATCAAATATCAATTGTTGGTTCTTCAACCGTATTTCCATTTTCAACAGTCGTAGCAGAAAAAGTAGGTAAAAAGGGTATTAAAACACCTGTGATTGAATCGACTGGTACAGGTGGTGGTATGAAATTGTTTTGTAAAGGTATTGGTGTAAATACACCTGATATGACAAACGCTTCACGTGCCATAAAACCAAAAGAAAAAAAGATGTGTTTTGAAAATGGTGTTACCGATATTTCACAAGTGATTGTGGGTTTAGATGGTATTGCAATTATTCGTTCACTTAAAAATGAACCTATAAACTTTACACAAGAACAACTATGGCAGGCCTTATCAGCAAAAGGTTCTTTACCTAAAAAATGGTCTGATATAGATTCAAGTTTACCAGATATTAAAATTCAGGTACTCGTTCCACCACCAACTTCAGGTACAAGGGATGCGTTTAATAGTTTAGTGATGTCAAAAGGATGTCCTAAAGAAATTAAAGAAGCAAACAAAAAAGATTGTACGTTATTAAGAGAAGATGGTGCTGCTATAGAAGCAGGTGAAAACGATACTTTGATTATTAATAAAATTGTTGCTGATCCTAATAACTTTGGTATATTAGGATATTCTTACTATGACGCAAACAAAGACAAATTAAGAGCAGCTTCAATCAATGGTAAATCAATATCAAAACAATCCATACAAGATGGTTCGTATCCAATAAGTCGACCATTATTCTTTTATGTAAAAAATCAACACAAAGGTGTCATACCTGGTATTGATGAATATATTAAAGAGTTTACTTCAAAAAGAGCAATTAGTAATAGAGGTTACTTAACTGATTTAGGTTTAGTGCCTTTGGCTAATCCACAAGAAGCAATTACACAAGTAAAATAAAATAAAAACCTCACCGAGAGATAATTAACAAAAACAAAAGAGAACTCTCGGTAAGGAAAAATAACCCTTAAAGGGTAACTCTAAATTCCGTATTCATTTAATCTAAAATCTACCACAGGCATAAAGTCATAAGCATATTCATTATCAGGCAATGCACCTGACATTTTAACTAACGTATCATATGGTTTACGTTTGTCAAAAAACTTTTGTAAAACAGTTTTAAGATTATCAGACATTGTATGGGCAATACTATTGTTAAATTTACAAAACAAAGTACCACAGACTACGTTAACATCTGTAGCACCAACTTTCTTTGCAACTTCAATAATTTCATTTCTTAATTGTTCATTTGTCATAATATTACTCCCTATTAGTTATTTTAAATATAAAGGTCCTGTCCATTGAATTGGATAGTTACCTGTTAATACATTTCCTCTTGGTGAGTTTAAAGCAGGTTTATTATAACCAGCGGCCTTTAGTATATCACCTTTTTTAAAATGTTTAAAATCTTCTTTTACGATAAAACAAAAAACGCCAGTATCTTGTACAACTTTAATGTACTTTTTACCTTGTGATATTTTTGTTTTTTTATCCCATAAACTAGTTTGTTCTAATGAATAACCAGTTAGTTCTTTTTTGCCATAACTAGTTGACATTGCAACATAGTCAGCTTTGGCACCAGCCATCATAAACTTAATGCCTTCTTCAAGTGTTTTACATTTTTGTGATACTTTTATCATAGTGTTATTTGTCCTTTTTAGTTTTCATTATTTGTATTACTTGAAATAAAGATTTTGTTTTAAGTAATTTGTTTCCATAAGCAAGTCTTCTTTCAAGTTTTTTAATTGCAGTTTTTAATTGTTTATTATTCATTATTTTTGTAATACAGCAGTTAATGTTCCAGTAAGTATTCCAGTCAATACTAACATGGCACCCATAAAAAATTGATTTTCTTCAATGGCACCAGCAGCAAAAAACATACTGAATACAAAAATCATAAAACTTATCATTGATATTTTGTCTTTCATAGTGTTTCCTTTCATTATTTAATTTTATATACACCAGTTTGTTGATATACTTTGTAATCGTGTATAATTTTATTAATAGCATTTTTCATATTAATATTAATTATATCTAAAAGTTCATTATCAACTTCGATAATTTCTTTTATGTTTTTGTTTATTTTATTGATTTGTCTATATGCAACGTTTCTAACAATTGCCATATTCATATTTGTGTTTTTGTTTTTCATATACTATTAATATACCGTATTTTTATGTAAAAATCAACAAAAAAATGGAATATTTGTCCGATTCTTCCGTAGCTTGTCGGCATTCTGGCGTATATAGAACAAAAGTAGAACAAAAACCGTTATAAATAGTAGAAAATTAACTAAAAATTGAGGAAATTATGGCAAAAATGCGTGAATTTCTGTTCTGGAACGAATCAGGACAAGAAGAAAAGAAAGAAGATACAAGTTTTAAGAAGGCTGTTAAGTCTGTACAAGAAAATTTTAAAAATCAATTGATTGGTTATGAATATATTAGCAAAAAAGGCAAAAAAATCATAAGTTCAATCCAATTACCGATGGGTAGAAAGAAGAAAATAGGTAGATAATGGCAAAAATGAGTAAAACGTTTGTTCCTAGAGAAAAAAACTATAAAAAGTCATCTTTAGGCAAGAAAAAACGAAGTACAAAGTTTTCATCAATGAATAAATCAAAAAGACGTAGTTGGAAAGCGTATAACGGGCAAGGAAAATAGAATATGGCAGTTAGAGAGGGCGATCCATTAACTACAGGTCACGGATGTGATGGAATTACTACTTTAGCAATATCTTTAGTAAGAACAGTTAGAGCAAATGGTATTATAGGTGCTGTAAGAGGCACTCCTACATCACCTCATACTATTTTAATCCCTGGTGACCCGCCAAAATGTATTTCACACCCAGCAGTTTTAAATCAAGGTTCACCAAGTGTTTTGATAGGCGGTATACCTTGGGGACGTGTAGGTGATAGTGCTGATGGTGGTGCAATGATCTCTGGATCCTTAAACGTTTTAGTAAACGGCAGATAATTCATATAAATATTGATATGGCCTACTCAAACTATGATGCAACAACAACTAATAAGAGTAAAAGATCAAATAGAATCTATAGTGATTTAAATTTGAGTTTTACTAAAAATCCTGCTACAAAGGATGTTGCAAAAGTTTTTGATATACAGGCAATTAAAAGAGCTGTTAAAAATATAATTTTAACAAACAAATATGAAAGACCTTTTAACTCAGACTTTGGATGTAATTTAAGAGGTTTCTTATTTGAAAATATAACTGAACCATTATTAGTTATCATTAAAGATAGAGTTGCTATGGCAATTGAAAAATATGAACCAAGAGTTTCAGTAGAAGATGTTGTGGTTCAAAATGACGAAGAAAACAATGGATTAAATATTATGGTTTCGTTTTTAATAAACGGAACAGAAGCACCAGTTTCAGTATCAACATTTTTACAAAGAGTAAGATAAAATGAGTTCACACAGACTAGACATATCAGAATTAGATTTTGAAAATATAAAAGGTTCACTTAAAAGATTTTTATCAAATCAAAACGAATTTAAAGATTACGATTTTGAAGGAAGTTCACTAGCAATTTTATTAGACTTACTTGCTTACAATACACACTACTTGGCTTACAATGCTAACTTTGTTGCCAACGAAATGTTTTTAGATACAGCACAGTTGAGATCAAGTGTGGCATCGTTGGCTAAATTAGTAGGTTACACACCTAACTCTGCTCGAGCACCAATTGCTGATTTGAAATTAGTTATTAACGATGGTACAGGATCATCAATAACAATTCCAGCAGGTACAAAATTTACATCATCAATAGATGATCTTACCTATTCGTTTGTTACAGTTGCTGATAACACAGTTCAACCTATTGATGGAGTTTATACTGCACAAAGTTTAAATGTTTATGAAGGAACTTATGTAAGTTACAACTACACTTATGATGAACAAGACATTGATCAAAGATTTTTAATCTCAAGTGATAGGGTTGATACAACTACAATTAAGGTTGTAATTCAAAATAGTGCTGCTGATGTTACTACAAATGTTTATACAAAAGCAACCTCAATTACAGAATTAGATGGCACATCAAAAGTCTTCTTTTTACAAGAAGCAGAGGATGGTCAATACGAAATTTATTTTGGTGATGGTGTAATTGGTAAAAAATTAGATGATGGAAATATTATAAATGTAAGTTATGTTGTAACCAATAAAACAGAAGCAAATGGAGCTACAGCATTTACTCTTGCAGGTTCAATTTCAGGATTTACAGACATCACCGTTACAGTAAATTCATCAGCACAAGGTGGTGCTGAACCAGAGTCATTACAAAGTATAAAGAAAAACACTCCCGATTTTTATTCATCACAAGATAGAGCTGTAACAATAGAAGATTATAAATCAAAAGTAAAACAACTCTATGCAAATACACAATCAGTTTCTGCTTGGGGTGGTGAAAACGCTGAAACACCTTTTTATGGTCGAGTTTATATTTCTATTTTACCAACAAGTGGCTCTAATCTTACTGAGTCAACAAAGGCAAGAATAGTAACAGACTTAAAAAAATATTCTGTTGCTTCAGTTACACCAGTTATTATTGATCCAGAAATTACAAATGTTTTATTAACTTCAACAGTTAAGTTTGATGAAAAATCAACAACAAAAGTAGCAGACACAATTAAATCTGATATAATAACAACTATTACGAATTACAATTCAAACACATTACAAAAGTTTGATACAATCTTTAGACATTCAAAACTTACAGGTCTAATTGATGATACAGATGAAAGTATTTTATCAAATATAACTACAGTACGTTTAAGAAAATCTTTTGTACCAACAATTGGCAGTTCTACAAAATATACAATTAACTTTGCAAATGCATTATATAATCCTCATAGTGGTCACGCTTCTGCTGAAGGCGGCATATTATCTTCAACAGGATTTAAAATAGATGGTGATTCCACAAACGTTTGGTTTTTAGATGATGATGGTCAAGGTAATGTAAGAAGATATAGAATGGATGGTTCTGTAAGGTCATATGCTAATAGTACACAAGGCACAATTAATTACTTAACAGGTTTAGTTGAAGTAAATTCCTTAAATGTTTCAAACATAGAAAATATAAGGGGTGCAGCTTCAACAGTTATTGAAATCACAGTAAAACCAAATTCAAATGATTTAGTTCCAATACGAAATCAAATATTGGAAATAGATGTTGCAAATAGTTCGGTCACAGTAGAGGCTGATACATTAGTTGGAGGCTCAGCAAACGCTGGTATTGGTTATACCACGACTAGTAGTTATTAAATGAAATGGCCGACTTTAAAGATAAAATATCAAATCTTCTAAATTCACAAGTACCTGATTTTGTACTTGAAGATCATCCATTATTTTTAGACTTTGTAAAAGCATATTATCAACTTTTAGAATCAGCAGAAATTACTTTAACAAACATTGGTGATCCAGATCATCTTCAATTAGATAGTGCCACTGGTGCAACAAACTTTATATTGTTAGATGGTACAAATGTAAACAAAGATGATTCTACAGATAGAATACTTTTAGAAGATACATCATACGGTGATTTTTTAAACGGTGAATTAATTACAGGTGCCACATCAGGCGCTACTGCTACAATATTAGTAGAAGATGTAGATACAGGTTCTCGTTTATTTGTTACACATCAAAATAAATTTATAGAAGGTGAATTAATTACAGGTTCATCTTCAGGTGCTCAGGCAAATATTGGCAAGTACAGAGCCAATCCAGTTCAAAACATACAACAACTTTTAGATTATGCTGATGTGGATAAAACTATATCAGGATTTTTAACCAAATTTAGAAATTCATTTTTAACTTCTATACCTGATACACTAGATGATGATGTTAACAAAAGAAACCTAATTAAAAATATTAAATCACTTTATCAAGCAAAAGGTACAAAACGTGCAAGTGAAATATTCTTTAAACTATTATTTAATGAACAGGCAGAAATAAGATATCCAAAAGATAATATTTTAAGAGTATCCGATGGTAAATGGGATACAAAAAAAATATTACGTTGTTTAGAAATAGGAAGTTCAGACGCTACAAATCTTGTAGGACAAACAATAACTCAAGCAAATAATCCAACAAGTTCATCTATTAATCAGGCCACAGCTGTAGTTGAAGATGTATTTAAATTTATTATTGGAGGTGTCACTGTTGTTGAATTAGTTTTAGGAGATACGTCTGTAAATGGTACTTTTATTGCTGGTCAAACAATTACAGGTGTTGACAATACAGACTCAGATGTAACTGTATCTGTTACTATTACAGGTATTATTGATAATAAGATTATTACAAATGATGGTGCATTATATAATGAAGGTGATGATATTGCACTTACAGCTGGAGGTACAGGCTCTTCATTAAAAATAGGACCAGTTGGACCAGGTTCTATACAAGAAGTTGTAATTGACGATGGTGGTACAGGATACGAAATGGGTGATGTTGTTAACTTTAGTTCAGGTAATGCATCAGCAAAAGTTTCTGTGGTTAATGGTGGCGTTACATTAGAAGATGGAACAGGAGATGGTCAATTAATTTTAGAAGGTGGTACTACTGTAAGTGATCCATATCATGGAGACAAAGTTGTACAAGAAAGTGGTACAGGTGTCGGAGATATTACAGACGTAAGAATGATTGATAATGGAAATGGATTTACTTCATTACCAACATTAACTATAAGTTCAACGTCTGGTACTGGTGCAAAAGTTTTAGCATACGGATCTGAAATAGGAAGAGCTTTAACAATAAACGTTGTAGAGGCTGGTTATAATTATCAAGCTTCTCCACTACCAACTGTGACTCTTCCAACTTATCTTTTAGTTTCAGATATAGTGGGTGCTTTTACTATAGGTGAAAGTGTTTCAGGTTTAGGTTCGGATGGTTCTTCTACAATAACTGCAACAGTAGTTTCACTTAACACAAATACAAATGTTTTAAAATTATCTGATGCCTCAGGCACATTTGGTACAGATATAACAATTACAGGATCTGGTGGTGCTACAGCTACAATAAGAAGATTGCAACAAGGCACAGCTACAGTTGGTGTTTCAGCAACAATTACAACTGATGGTACTTTTTTAAATGAAGATGGTTGGGTGTCTGAAGATACAATGAGAATACAAGATAGTTTGTTGTATCAGGACTACTCATACATTATTAGAGTTGGAAGATCAATCAATGAATGGAGAGATAGTTACATTAAAACACTTCACTCTGCTGGTTTTTATTTTCAAGGTGAGATTTCTGTAGAAACAAGATTAAATGCACAAGTAAGAAGAGTCACTGGTATAAATTCTGGTATTACAGAAATACTAAGATCAGTTCTATCTAAATTATATTCTACAATTGTTGGTCGTAGATTAGGAACTGAAACCGATGGTACTACATTAAGAGCAAATGCAAAATTAGGTGTATCAGCTGATTTAGATGATGGAACAATTACACAGTTTGATAAAACAACAAGAGATGTTACTTTAAAAACACAACCTATACATATAGATTATGTAAGTAGAGTTAGAAGAAACTTACCTAACTCATTAGGTGGTTTAACAAATGTAAGACAAGGGTTTGCATATGCTGGGCCAAGATTTGGTGTTTTAAACAGATTTATTAATACTGCATTTGGAGTTACTGCAAATTCAGGTTTAAGTAGTAGTGGTATTACTTTTGCAATATTAAATGATATTAAAGTACAAGGAACAAGAACATCTTTAGATGGTTCAAATGCAATCTTTTTAATGACTTCAAGTGAAGAAGGAAGAAAACTTAAAACAAACTTTACAATTCCTGCACAAATAGGCGATGTATCACAAAATACAATGGATGAAACAACAACAACATTTGATAATACTAATGTTACAATGGATGCAGGATAACATATAAATAGTAAGAGAGAGTTATGTCAAAACAAACAATAAACATCGGAACAATTGCAAATGACGGCACAGGTACAACACTTCGAGCCGCTGGTGATTTAATTAACGACAACTTTAATGAAATCTATACTTCATTTGGTGACGGATCAACTTTAAGTAGTGCAAGTTTTGTCACTTTAACTGGAACAGAAACATTAACAAATAAGACTTTAACAAGTCCTGAAATTAACTCACCTACAGGTGATTGGTTAAAAATTGGTGGTACTAACTTTACAGATTCAATTTTAATTGGTAATGCAACAACAGGAACTTTAAACGCTGCCGAGAATAATACTGGTGTTGGAATTGGAGCTTTAGATGCAATTACTCTTGGAGATAATAACACAGCAGTTGGTAAAGATGCTGGTACACAATTAACTACTGCAACAAGAAACACAATGATTGGTTCTGGTGCTGGGGATTCAATTACTGAAGGATCCTTTAACACATTAATTGGAAGTTTAGCTGGTGCTGCAATAACAAATGCTGCTCATTATAATACACTTATTGGAAAAAGTGCCGGTCAGACCCTTACTACTGGTGATGGTAATGTAATTATTGGAGTTGTTGATGCAGATTCAGCTACTGGCAATAGACAATTAAAAATAGCTGGTAACGATGGTTCAACAACTACAACTTGGATTTCAGGAGATAATTTAGGTAACTTAACTTTTGCTAATGATGTAACAGTTACAGGTGACTTAACAGTTAATGGTGCAACAACAACAGTATCATCTACAAATACTACAGTTACAGATAATTTATTAGAGTTAAACTCAGGTGTATCATCAAATGCAAATGACTCTGGTATTATTATTGAAAGAGGCTCTACTGGAGATAATGCCATAATCGCTTGGGATGAGTCAGCAGATAAGTTTATTTTAGGTACTACAACTGCCACAGCTTCTGATACAGGTAATTTAACAATAACTGCAGGAACTATTGTCGCAAATTTAGAAGGTAATGTTACAGGTAATGTTACAGGTAATGTTACAGGTAATGCTACTACAGCAACAAGTGCTACTACAGCAACAAGTGCTACTACAGCAACAAGTGCTACTACAGCAACTACATTAGCCACAGGTCGAACAATAGGTATGACAGGAGATGTAGTGTGGACGTCTGCAAGTTTTGATGGATCAGGCAATGTTACGGGTACTGCATCTATTCAAGCAAATACTATCACATCATCTGAGTTGTCAGGTGCCGTAAGACTTGATATTTTAAACTCGTCAGGTACAATAGTTAAAACATTATTTGGATCAGGAACGTAATAAAAATGATTATAAATATAAATGAGGAATAAGAAATGCCAGCAATAATAACAAACAAATTTAGAATGAACAATGCGGAACAGTTTCAGGAATCATTTTCTGAGGCTTCTCCGACAGTTTACTACTTAGGAATAGGTAGAGCACAAGAATTTGGTACTTTAACAAGACCAGACGGAAGAACAGACTACGAAGGAACTGAGTCTGCACCAATTACACCAGCAGATAGTGTATTAAACGAATTTAAAAACTATGATGATCTATTAGCTGCAAAGAAAATTACAGGTTCAAATGTATCATTTGTAATACCTAGAAGAAATTGGACATCAGGAACAGTTTACGATATTTACAGACACGACTATGAAGAATATGTAACTGGTAACACATCAACAAAAGTTACATCAAATAGTGGTGCAACAACTTTATTTGACTCAACTTTTTATGTTGTAACTGAAGATTACAATGTTTACAAATGTTTAGATAATAATAATAATGGTACATCTACTGAAAAACCATCAGGTACATCAACTTCAGTAATTACTACTTCAGACGATTATAAATGGAAGTACATGTACACACTTTCAGCATCTGAACAAGCAAACTTTTTATCTACAGATTTTATGGGTGTATCTACAAATTCAACTGTTTCGGCAGCTGCTACTGATGGTGCATTAGATGTAATTAAAATTAAAGCTGGTGGTTCTGCATATACAGTTTCAGGTGGTGCAACATCAGGAACAATAACTGCTATACCAATAAGAGGTGATGGTACAGGAGGAGTTGCTTCAGTAACTTTAACTTCAGGTGTTATTACAGCAGTTACAGTTACAACAAGAGGTTCAGGATATACATCTGGTTATATTAGAAACGCTGATATAATTACAGCAACAAATGCTGGTGGTGCTGGATCAGGCGCTGAACTAGATGTTATTATTCCACCAAAAGGTGGTCATGGCAAAAATGCTGTAGAAGAATTAGGTGGTTTTTTTGTAATGTTAAATACTTCTTTAGAAGGAACTGAAAGTACAAATTCAGGTGACTTTACAGCTGCAAACGATTTTAGAAAAATTACTTTAATTAAGGATCCAAACAATGCAAGTGGAACAGCTGCTTCAGCTGCAACACTAAGAGGAACGTATGCTGTGAAGATTGCAAGTTCTCCAACTCCAGGCACATTTACTGCTGATGAAGAAATCAATCAAGCAACTACAGGTGCTGTTGGTAAAGTTGTAGAGTGGGATTCTGTAAACGGTATTTTATATTACATTCAGACAAGACATAATGATGCTGGTGCTGATAGTAATGGAAATGTAACTGCATTTTCAGGTGCAAACGTAATTACTGGTCAAGGTTCAAGTGCAACTGGAACACCAGAAACATCTCAAAGTGGAACAGTAAACAATGTAACATTTACTTCAGGTTATGCTGCTCCAGAATTACAACATGACTCAGGTGACATTATCTATGTTGAAAACAGAACAAAAATTACAAGAGCAACTGATCAAACAGAAAATATAAAATTAATCATTGAGTTTTAATATAGAGGAAATATATGCCAAGTCCAACTGATTTTAATGTCAGTCCTTATTATGACGATTTTACAGAGTCAAAAAAGTTTCACCGTATTCTTTTTCGACCTGCATTTGCTGTACAGGCTAGAGAATTAACTCAATCCCAAACTCAAATACAAAATCAAATAGAAAGACTATCAGATCATCTTTTTGATAAAGGTGCAATGGTCATTCCAGGTGAAATTGGATATGATTTAAATTACTATGCTGTTAAATTAACATCTAAATCAAATTCAACAATCGCTGATTATATTGGTAAAACTATAACAGGTGGCACATCATTAGTTACTGCAAAAGTAGTAAATGCTGTTGCAACTGATGGTACTGATCCAGACACTTTATTTGTAAAGTATTTTAATTCAAACGGAACAGATAATACAACAATTGCTTTTTCAGATGGTGAAACATTAACTGCTTCATCGGGTGATACAGCTGTTGTAAATACAACTGCAACTGGTTCAGCTGCACAAATACAACAAGGTGTTTACTACATTAATGGTTTTCATGTTCAAGTTTCTGCTCAAACATTAATCTTAGACAAATATACAAATACTCCAAGTTATAGAGTAGGTTTAACGGTTACAGAATCTTTTGTAACACCTGGTGATGACACAAGTTTAAATGATAATGCACAAGGTGTTTCAAATACAAACGCACCTGGTGCTCATAGATTTAAAATAGAATTAACACTAGCTAAAAAAACTTTAACAAGTACTGAAGATAATAACTTTTATGAATTATTAAGATTATCAAGTGGTACTTTACAAAATCAAGTAAGATCAACTGAGTACGCTGTTTTAGAAGATACTTTGGCAAGAAGAACATTTGACGAGTCTGGTGACTATATTGTAAAACCATTTGACATAGATGTTAGAGAACATTTAGCATTAGGTAATAATAGAGGTATCTACACATCAGCAAATGGTGGCGATACTACTAAACTTGCTGTAGGATTTTCTCCTGGAAAAGCATATGTAAAAGGATATGAAATAGATACTATAGCTACTACTTATATTGATGTAGATAAGGCTAGGGATTTTGATACACAAAACAACTTTAGTACAAGATTTGATATTGGTAACTATATTAACGTAACAAACGTTTATGGTACACCAGATATTGCTTCTGCATCAGGTGTTGAACCATTTAAAGGATTAACCCTACATAACGTGGCTACAAGTTCACGTGGTAGTGCTAACTCAGGATCAGATTCATCTATTACTACAATTGGTAGAGCAAAAAGTAGAGGTTTTGAATATGCAGCTGGTACTGCATCAGCAAACATATTTTCAAGTTCATCTTTAACCAGTGCAATTTACAGACATTATCTTTTTGATATTGTTTTGTTTAAACATTTAAATATAACCACTGCACAATCATTTACTGATGGAGAAATTGTAACAGGTGGCACATCAGGTGCAACAGGTGTTGTACAAGAATATTCTTCAACAGAAAGTGGAACTATATCTGGTTCAGGTGTTACACAAGCAAATCCTGGAGTAGTTACAGTTACAGGACATAACTTTAAAGAAGGTCAACAAGTTACAATTACTGGCGTTTCAGGTATGACAGAATTAAACGGTAACGTTTATACAGTAAGAAATCCAGGCACAAATGACTTTGAATTATATGATACAGACGGTACGACTTCGATAGATACTTCAGGCTTTTCAGCATGGAGTTCTGGTGGTACAGTCGCTCATGGTGTTGTTGTAATATCAAACGTACAAGGTGACTTTGTTGCTGGAGAAACTATTACAGGAGGCACCTCAAGTAACACAGCTGTTATTCAAGCAGATGCTGTAGGATTAAAAGGTGTTACATCATTTGATTTACCATCAGTTAAACAAGTTGCAATGTCTGGTAGTCCAACATTTACTGCTGATACAGCATTAGATGCTACATATGGAGATAACTTAGTGTTAACAGGATCAATTGACGTTGGTTCAGGTTCTGCTGATGTACAAGGTATTAATACAAGATTTACTGAAGAATTAAAAGTTGGTGATTCAATTTCATTTACAAATGATAGTGGTAACACAGAAACAAAATTAGTAGAGGCAATTATATCTAATTCAAGTTTAACTTTATCAAGTGTAACTGCAGCTGCTTCTACAAAAACAATTGTAACAAGAAGAAGAGCAAAATCACAATCACCTGAAAAAAATGTTTCTATATTCAAACTTCCTTATACAAATATTAAAACATTAAGAACAACTGCAAATGGTAATGCTTCAGATACAAGTTATACATTTAGAAAACATGAAATTAAATCACTAACTGGAGATGGTATTGGAACATTTACTGCTGGTGTAGATGAAACATTTGCTGATTTATCAGAAAATGATTTTACTATTTCAATTACAAGTTTAGGTTCTGGCGGCTCTGGTGCTGTAGGTGATGTATTAAGTTTGACAGGAAATAACCATGAAGGAACTGCAATCTTTTCTTTAAATGTTGCTAAAACACAATTAACTATTGACTTTGGTGCTAACTACGCTTCACATGACGTTAAAGCATTATTAACTATAAACAAATCTGTAGGAACTTCAAAAGGTAAAACATTAAATTCAAATGAAACACTTGCTGTATCAACACAGGCAACAATTGAAAGTGGAACTATTGGATTAGCAAAGGCTGATGTTTACAAAATTAATAACATTTACATGGCCGCTGATTTTAGTACAGCTGCAACTACAAGTGATACAGACATTACAAGTAGATTTGATTTAGATAACGGTCAAAGAGATAACTTCTATGACATTGGTAGAATTAAATTAAAATCAGGTGAAGTAACACCAACAGGACAATTATTAATTGATTTTGATTACTTTTCTCACAGTTCAGGTGATTACTTTGATGTTGATTCATACTCAGGTGTTATTGATTACGAAGATATTCCATCTTACACTTCATCAACAACAGGTGTTAGATATGAATTAAGAGATAGTTTAGATTTTAGACCAAGAGTTGATGATGCATCAACAATAGATTCAGGTGTACAAGACAGATCATTTGATGGTTCAGGTGCTTCAGTAGTACAACCAATTAAATTTAATTCAGACGTAAGATCAGATTTTGAATACTATTTAGGAAGAGTTGATAAAATATTTTTAGATAAAGATGGTAACTTTAAAGTTTTAAAAGGTGCAAGTTCATCATCTCCAAGAGTGCCTGGAGAGTTAGATAATGCAATGCATCTCTACACATTATTTTTACCTGCATATACTTTAGATACATCTGAAG